ACCGATCTCAATGCCTCTCTCGACCCTATGGCTGAGGACACTATGGGTCTTAATGCTGAGGACATGGAAGCCGATGATGACACTCTCGCTTCTCTTTTCAAGGCGGCTTCAGATGATGAGGACGAGGAAGATGAGGACGAGGAAGATGAGGACGAGGATGAGAGCAAGTCTAGCTCTAAGAAAGCCTCCCTCAAGCCACAGGCTCGCAAGTCTAGCGCAGGCGTTAAGTCTCTCGGCTCTATCAGCAAGTCTGCCTCTAGCGAGGTAAATGATCTTGCGAAGCTTTGGGAGTCTGCTCCTGACGTTAAGGATTTCTTCTAAGATTAAGCTCTAATCTTAACTAAAAAGAAATCCCTAGAGAGGGGCTCTCGTTTTTTTTACGAGAGCCCCTCTCTTTTTTCAATAAGCGTTAGATACGACTAACATTATAATGAGTACAAACTCATCGTGCTTTTTCTCTTAACACACTTGCTCTCTGAACAGAGAGCAGTAGCGAAAGGTAAAATCCTATGGCTATGCTTGGACAGGCAAGTGGTGGTTTCACAGAGTCATCTTCTTCATTACGCCTCCTTCACGTCGGTGTCCGTAACACCGTTGGCGTTTTGACTGATGATGCCTTTACTCAGACGAACCCACCCATTGTAAGTACCGCAGGTACTGTTTCTGACAATGTTCCCACCACCGTACTCGGTGTTCTTGGTGGCTCTGTTGCTTTCTCACGCCCCGACGCAGGTTCTAACTTCGTTGGTGGTAATGCTGAGAGCCTCGCAACAGCTACCCAAGAAACCTTTGTGCGCCCTCTCGGTGTGTTCATCAACAACGCAAATGGTCGCCCATTTGAGAACCTTCCTGCTCAGGCGAGTGGCAAGGGTCCCTATGTTTCTGCACAGGGTACTTATGCTAACGCTCTCTTTGAGACGCAGGCTCTCGGTACAGACGGTGCTAATGTTGCTCAGGGCGCTGACCTCACCTACATCGTGGGTGCAGAGCTGATCGCTTCTCGCAACGGCTACCTCATGCCTCGTGAGACTATCGACAGCACAGGTGCTGTTGCGACTATCGACGTTGCGGCTATCTCTGCTGAGGTTGAGCATGGTCGTTCTGCTTCTACCACTATCGGTATCCTTAAGATGCCTGCTGACTCAACGCAAAATGAGTTGGTTTACGATCAGCGCATTTAATTTAGGAGGATAGACTTATGAGCGCACCTGTAACAAACGCAGTTAAATCTAAGATCATTAGCGATTACATTAAGACCCCACAGGGTCGTGCGAAGCTTGCTGCGTCTATGACACAGCCTCTCCGTACTCGCCGTGACTATAGCTCTGTCGGTCGCAAGACTTTCTTAGTCGAGCAACTTCCTGACGGGGCTCTCCCAATCTACGACAAAGACCCCGACGTGACCGCGTTCGTGGTCGGTGAGGAAGGCGAGAACATTCTTGCTATCACCAAGCCTCGTCGTGTGATTTTCCCCCTCTTTGAGATCGCGTCAAACCCTGAGATTCCTCTCACTCAGATCAAGGAGCGTCGCTTCGATCTGATTGAGCGTGCTCAGGACTTGGCTCGCGCTCAAATTCAGGCGGCAGAGGACGAGAGAGTTTTCTCAATCCTCGACGCAATCGCAACTGAGGGCTTCGACAGCCTCCCCGGTGGTACGAACGCAGACATCCCTGTTGTTGCGCCCCTTAGTGGTTCTGTTCTTGCTGACGCATACAGCCTCATTGAGCGCCACGACCTTCGCGTTGCTCGCGTCTTTATGAACGCACGCGATTATGCTGACATTCGTAAGTTCGGTCGTGACATTCTCGACATTGAGTCTCAGGCTACCCTTCTTAAGACAGGTTTGCAGGCAAGCCTGTGGGGTGCTCAGATCATCACTAGCCGTATCGTGCCTGTTGGTACTGTGTACGTTTGCTGTGAGCCTGAGATGTTCGGTCGTATCCCTGTTCGTACCGAGCTGACTGTTCTTTCTGCTGACGACCCGAAGGCTCGTACCGTTGGTTTCTCTTGCTTCGAGAACCTCGGTATTGGTGCTTTCAACCCTCGTGGTCTTGTCCGATTGAGCATCACACGCTAAGATTAGCTTTAACTTAAACGTTTAGTTAATCTCAAAAAGGTTCGCTTTTTAAGTAGGCGAGCCTTTTTTTTTAACAAAAAAAACACACACAAAAACAAAGGAGACTCTTATGAGTTTTTCAAATCGTATCGCGTCATTACAAATGAGGATTGCTCGCCTTGAGCGCCTCGCCACTCAGAACAATGCTTGGTTAAACGCAAAGTTTTCAGTAGGGGGGTCAAGACCCACAACAGGTCGGCAAATATTAGCTGAAAACGAAGGGGCTGAGGAAGTAAGAGAAGCTCTTATCGAAGCGTTTAAGACGGGTAGCTTTGATGGCTTCAACATGGAAAGCATTAAGCTCGTCTCAAAAAGATAAGAGCTTAAAAGCCTAGCGTTAAAATGCTTATGAGCCCCCTAATATTATGATTTAGTATTAGGGGGCTTTCTTATGCTAAAAAAACAAAGCTGTGTCATATCCATAGGTAATGTTGAGGATAAAAAAATCCTCTTTAAAGTCCGTGATCGAAAATATATCCCTAAGATTAGAGTTTACCATAACCAAATCAATGGTGTTGAGGTACTCTACGTTAAAGATGAGGTCACAGCATGGATAGAGGGGATAAACGAGTATGGGATAGGTATTATCAACTCTGCTTTACTCGTTAAGCGTGACGAAAATGAACATCTAAACCCTATAAGAAAGAAAAGACGTAGTGGTCGTGTGCTTTCTCGTGACGGTAATAGGGTCTTAAAAATCTTGTCTAGCAGAAACATAGAAGAAGCATTAGACATGGTTTTAAACTATGACGCAGGTATTAAAGGACACACCTTTATCTCTGACGGAAAAACCACCTACTCTATCGAACACACAAGTAAGCTGAAGCCTAAGTTCCGTAAACTGAAAGAGGGCGCTAATCACGTTCGCACTAATCATGGCATTTTACACCCCGGCGCAGGTTATGAGGGGGGCGACCCTCTAAACTCCTCTATGGCTAGGAAAAAGATGATGGAGAGGGTGTTAAGGAGAGCTAAGTCGATTAAAGACATTAGTACCGATCTTTTTAATGAGAGCGCGAAGAAGAAACACGATTTCGACTCCTCGATAAGATTACATGGGGAGATGTTTACCTCATCTCTTTTCGCCTTTGACCTTAAAGCACGCAAAATGTATCTCTACATCTTACAAGATAAAGGCGATTATCTTGGCTACAGGAGAGAGATTGAAGGTCAAACCTCATGCTCTTTTGAAGTTTATCGGTTCAACAAGAAAAATAAGATTGAAAAGATAGACATCAATAAGCCCGACAAGTTCGTAGAAGATGTTTCAAGGAATATGTAAATATCCTTCTATTAAAGAGGTCTTTAAAACATAAACAGGAGAAAACTATGCGTAAAGTAGCAAGCTCAAAACTGAGGAAAATTGCAAAAGTAAGCCGACAAATTGGTGATCGTGATGTTGAGCAACTAGCTCTTTTCGCCCTCGGTGAGATTAACACTACAAGTGGGCTCTCAAAGCAAGCTAGTGGTGAGCTGTCTGCTAGTATCAAGGTCGGTATGTTTAGCGCAGTAGCTTCATGGGCTCAAAAAAAGGCTTTTGCAGGTAAGCTACCTGACAGAGAGACGCTAGATAGTATTAAGGCGTTTGCTGTGAGAGAGAAGCTCTTAGGGCGTGTCTATCACTCGGCTCACGCTAAGGGTAAGCAGAGGTTTGAACAGCCTACGACATGGTTAGAGAAAAAGGTTAAAGACGCACTTACGAGGATGTCCTCTGCCTCTGACTTGTTAAGAGCCCTTTCTTCACTTGTGAGCGCGAACTCGATTGATGAGATTAGTGAGAGCATTGGTGTGAGTGCCATCACCCTTAAGAAGCACTTAGACCCTAATCTCGACACAAAGAGCAAAGTTAGAAAGTACGCGCCTGCTGTGATTGAACACGCGATTGACGCTTTCGCTCAAATTAAAGACGCTAAGATTTATGGGTTTAAGCTTGCGCTTATTCTCTTAAAGGGTCTTATCCTTGCAGGGCTCTACTCTGCTTTCACCCCCACACTATTCAGCACAGCCATGATAGGAACGTCTGTAGTGTTCGGTAAGTTCTTAGCAGGCATACTCGTAG